GAGACCATCAGTATAAGATGACTGTCTTGTATAAGTACTACCCATTTAACGTCTAGCTCCTACTTGATACTCTAACTGAAAACCCTTCAGTGAGTACGGTGCAGTAACACCATTATCATTGACTCTTAATGCTACGGTAAAACCTGATCCCTCAACTGATTGTCTAACTAACGGCTGTGAAGAACCGCCATATACAGAGTTTGTTGCTGCCCCTGATACAGCATATGTTGCAGTTCCGTACTGTGCAGCAAGAGCAGTTGATGCTAAAGGATATACTGCAGGTCTTGCTGAATCAGGAGATTCGTTATCATATCTAACTATCAAGTCTGCAGCTATAGCAGATTCAGGTTTAAAGTTAACAATAACTCTGTGCATATGTTTTCTTATACCTGCGTCACCAAAGCCCAAATCTGGCCCTCTATACTTTCCAAAAATAGTAGTTCCATCAAACGTGTTACCTTTTTCCTGTCTATGTATATATCCAGAAAAATCACCATGTAAAACTAAAACATTTCCTGCTTCAATAAAAGTATCTGTACAAGAAGGCTTTACACCTTTTATTTCTGAAAACTCAAAACTCTGACCTTTCATCACACATATAACACCTTTAGTAAGACGATCTACCTGCCCATCTTTTGTAAAAAATATTCTGTATTGTGTTTTATCCGGTATAACTACACTATCAAATAAAGATGCATCCCTAATGTTTTCATCAAATAAAGATTGCACATTACGTGTAATTGTTCCTAGTTCAACGTCACCAATTCTAGCGGTAGCAGCAACAGTTCTTAAGCCATCAGGACCAAGAAATATTAAGTCACCTGCAAATTCTTGAATACTGTCACCATTAATACAACCAATATTTCTTGTGACGGGTTTAATAGCAAAATCACTTAATGATGACCCTGTTAAATTAAAGATACGATTTTCACAAAATATAAATAAATTATCACGAAACACTTTTAAACCTACGATGGTATCGTCTACTTTAATACTACCTGCACCATCACTTGCCGTAAAATCATCTTCGTCAAAAGGCTTACTAAATACTATCTCTTGAGGTGTAGAAGATTTACCTGCATAAAACATATGCTCTCTATAAGCAGCAACGAACTTAGATCCAGACACAGCGCTTTCACTAACATCTGTTGCACTTAAAGATGTATTAAAAACTACGGGTGCATTAGCACCATCAACAAATATAATTTTATCATTGCCATCAAAATTAAATCTTTCAAAATTATATTTACCTGCATTGGATCTACCACTGTCTCTTTCTGTCCAACTCTCTGATACTACATCATCAATAGAGTGAGTAGCCGCTGTTGTTGAAGACGTAGCACGAGTAACACCAGTAAATGTTTTACTTGTTACCCCTGTATAAGTAAATATTTCAGAGTTTATTTGCAGTGTACCGCTAGAAGAAAAACCCGAAGTAGTATCTACTGTAAGTGTTCCTGATCCTGTCATAGCTGTAGTAGAAAGAACACCTAAAGATAATTCTGTAGATGCAGAACTAAATATTTTTTCTCCTCTAGCGGCTAATACTTTATTATCAAAAATAGAAACCATTAATACTTTTTCAGATGAAGAACTAGTTTGAGGAATAATATGATTTATAAATTTAGTGTGTCCACTAATTCTTCTGTAACCACCTTGTATATCAGGCTCAAAATTTTCTAACTGTAGTGCTTCACCTGGCTGCATCATAAAAGTAGAGCGGTTTAAAACTAAACCACCCTCTAAGTTAAAAGCTGCAGGAGATGTTTGAGAACTATCTGGCATATTTAAGAAACTCTAAGAACAGGATTTGAATAGTCTGTAGGTATATCTATTTTAGTTGACCTGATATAATCATACTTGTTAATAACAAGCGATTGCATATTTTTTATACCTTGATTAAACCTTTCAAAGTTTAATTGATATTGATTTAACTCACCACGATATTGATACGCATATGCTGTTGCACCATCAACTACAACAGGAGCAAATCTTTCAGGTATAGTGGTTGTATCACTGTGTGCAGATAAATCAGATGGAAATGTAAAGTAATCAAAGGTGAGTGTATATTGTTTGTCTGGAAAAGGATATAACAAATAATTGTTGTCTAAAGTACGTACAATATATTGAGGTACTCCACCTCTATCAAACTGCGTTACAGTTACACCACTAGCGTGTGTTTCTGCAGTTGTGCTATTTGCTCCACGAGTACAACCTGTAATATCATTACCTGATATGCCTGTGTACGTAACTTGCTCTCCACCTATAAAGACTGTGCCAGAGCTATCAAAACCTGTGGTAGACGTAAGCGTAAGGGTAGTTACAGAAGATGAGTGTGAACCGTTTAGTGTAGTAGATGATATTTCATCTTCTTGATTAGCGTATTCTTTAGTTATGTATTCGTTATAGTTTAGTTTAGCTAAATTATTACCTGAAGCGTTAACATTTAAATTTTTTTTAATTCTAGCTGTATTATAATCTATATACTTTGTACTGGTAGGCACAGAATATCTTACTACACCTGGCGTTAATGTTTTTGTTTCTGAAGCGTGATTAAAAGGATACCCAAATTCTCTTTGATTAATATATCGTATAGCCTCATTAACTGCATTTTTACATTGCACTTGTATACCTCTAGCATTAGTAAAACTAGAGGAAGTTAACGCGACTTCATTCATTCTAGTTATAACACTATTAGTAAGTGTAAGAAATGTTAACGCCATTATGATACCCTAAGTAATGTGTTTAAGGGGCCAGCGCTGGGCCAGCCCCTAAAGTAGTTATGCAAGTAGATCACGATCCACTTCATTAGCAGAACTAGACTGTGATACTTCATCCATGAGAATGCATACTGCAAACACACGAATGATACCACCAGTGATAGTTCCACTTGACGCATGAATTTCTACGTCAATAGTATCTGCTGATGCAGTAAATGATGGTACGTTAGCAACAACACCACTTGACAAACCTGCAGGTGGAGTAATATCTCCTGCTGAAGCTCCATCTAAGTCGAATGACGCAGCAAACAAGTCTACGTCTGTTCCTGTAATACCAACATGCAAAGCAGAGTCAGTTGTAGTACCTGTCATTGCAGTAACAACTTTGAAACCTGCGTACAGGATCATAGTGTTTGCAGGGACAGCAATAGCTTCGATGATGTCATCAGCCGCTAGTGCAGTACCACCATTTTGTAGGATAGCATCTGCAAGATCAATATCGTTTTGCAAAGTTACCAAGCTGCCACGAAGCTGCTTGTTGCCAGTACCACCGTTATTGGAAGTAGAGGCTGAGTTTGTGCTCATAGTAATAGTAGCCATAATTCAATCCTCCCTTACGCTGCGTTGTACTTGGCAGTAACGATTGCTTCTGGACGAAGAATCTTCCTACCGTATAGATGCATACCACGAACAATGTCAGCAAAGCTGTCTGGATCACGATACGTTTCCGTTTTGTTAATCTGTTCAGCCGTTGCTACTGCACTGTCGTGTCCTGCAACAATAACGCCAAAGTTTGCGTTTTGGTTCGCATTCCCTGTAGTTCCTGGTCCAGTTCCAACTGCTGGCAAATTTGATGACACATACATACGGAAGCCGTGAAAGTTGTTAATCACGAGTCCGTTACGTAGTCCACCTGACTCACCATAATCGCCATTCATAAAGCGACTATCTTCGTCAGAAAGGATTTCCATAAAGACCGGGTCAATTACGAGCCATCTTCCTTGTGTATCTACTTGCTGTTGATCAAGTAAACGCTTCATACGTGCGACAACCATTGCGGGTGACGCTGTTGCAGTTGGTATTGCTGTTGCACCTGGCAAACGTGCTGCAAGTGGAATTGAGTGATCTCCTGCAGACGATGTAGTGATGTTGCCAAAGTCACCTTTTTTCAACTTCATGCTTGAAAGCAATTCATCATTACCTGCAGTCAAAACAGCTTTTTCACCACTTGCTGTGGTATTAGCTGTATCAGCTTTTGCGTGTAGCGCAGACTGCTTGAAGCCTGTCATGTAACCAAGAACTTCTTGGTCATACTGATCAGCTAGGCGATAAGCTGCACGATCAGTGGCAAGCTGCATAAAGTTAACGTGGCTGTGTGCTTCCTCGATGTCATCCATCTTAAAAGCAAAGTAGTTGGATTTATCAACAACCAATGTATC